CACCAGCCCATCTGCGGTGTGCTTTGTCCCTTTGTTGTACTCAACCAGAGCCCGAGAGAGGGCCTTGCCGAGCTTCTTATCGCTTGGCGCAGGGCCCTTCTTGCTCATGTGTTCACCAATGGTTCATAGGAGGTCGCGAATCGGTCTTGAATTTGCCACCAGGTGTGGACAGGCACCCATCACGAACGCATCAGCCAAGTTCGGGGATGCAACGCTGCGCTTAGCCAGCTCGTCCTTCGTCTCGACCATATCGAGCCCGCGCTTGCTGTAACGCTTGCGTGGCGTGGACAGTTCAAGCTTCAGCTGCTCAAGTTTGCGTATGTCACCGGATATGCTGATCAGCTCTGAGGGCCTGAACTTGTGGCCTTTGGTGATGGCGTTGAAGGTGTTGCGCATGCGGTCGGCTACGTCCTGCCAGGCCTGGGCTTTCAGGTTCTCGAACTTGTCCTTGTTCTTGATCTTTGGCGCATATTCCTTTTCAGGGTTGATGATTGCCCCAGCCGCATTGAACTTGTAATACCGAGGGGCAGCCCTCGATGCTTTCAATGTCGACCCCACGTGCGCACCATTGCCGATGCTGTCGTAGATCAACCTGCCGCCTTGGACGTTAGACCAGGCGCGCATGGCCGACTCGTTAAGTTCGTCTTCGCCAGCCTTCCACTCGTCCAGCCCTTCGCAGATCGCGCCGTCGAACATGGCGCAGGCGTTGCTGTCATCGCCACTGTCGGCCACGTCATAGCCAACAGCTCTCGCACCTGACAGGCTCATCCCAAGCTTCAGGTGTGCGTTAACGCACGCTTCCACCCAGGAGAACTTGATTACTGCAGCATCGTCGTTGGTGCGCGGCTGACCGAGGTAGATGTGGTTGTAGGACTCTTCGTCCGCCTCTTTCAGTCGCTCGGCTTTGGCGCGCGCGGTGGCGGAGAGAAACGGGTTGTCGGCATAGTTGATGTGCTTGATGACACAGTCGTCGCCCAGCAGCTTTGGAAGCTTCGCCTGAACGAAGTCGGTCATCAGGTCCGGGTTCCAGAGAATCCAGATTTCCGAACCTTCTTTCCGGATCGTCGGGTCAATGACCTTCCACTGATCCTCGGTCAGGCCTTCGCCTTCCTCAATCCAGCAGATGTCGACACCCTCAGTACCCTTGATGTCGTTCAGGTTGCGAGCGATGCCGTAGAACAGGAACTCTGAGCCGGTCTTGCGGTGCCTGATCGACGACACGCCGATATCGAACTCATCCGCCCAGCCGGCCTGATTGATCTTTTCCTTGATGACCGTGTACACCGAGTCGGCGATACGGTTCTGGAACTGGCGAATGCAGAGAAACTTCACCGTGTAGTTGCGAGCCAGGAAGGCAGCCATGCCGCCCGCGTCTTGGGTCTTCGATGAGAACCGCCCACCCTTCAGAAGCTTGTACGGCTTCCTGATCCGCCAGAACTCACGAAGGTTCGGGTTAAGCTGGTACATCGCCGGTGTAGAAGTCATCCAGCGACTTCCCTTTGGGACTCATGCTGCCGTCGCTGCTGGTGTGGTCGTGCTTCTGAGCAGACTCCCAGCCCTGCATGCGAGCGAGCTGCTGAATCGCACCCAGCCGGTCGTACATCTCGATCTTCGGACCGAACTTGGTCATGGTCACCGACTTGATAGTCGCCGCTGCAACATCGGGAATCTCGACACTGTCCTTCATGCGCCAGATTGTTTCACTGACAGGTCCATCAGGCGTTTCAATCTCACGCTGATCAAACTCAAGGATGTCAGTGATGGATGTCTCGGCAATTAGACTCAGGCGTTGGAGGGCGCGCTGACGGGTCATCACAGAGTCGGTAACAGCCGATTGGTTGAGCTCTTCAAGCCTTACCGTCACCTTACCGTTGGAGAGCAATTCGCTCGCCTTTACGTTGATGGTGGCTGGCTTCATGTTCTTGGCAGCGTAAACCTGCCTGTAGGCCTCACTGGCATTACCCGTCTTCAGGTAGGCCAGGCAGAAGGCCTCCTGCTTTGGGGTTAGCTTCATGTGCTACTCCGCGCCACGAAACGGAGGCATCTCAAAACGTGGCGCCGTCAGTTACAGGGCTTTCTTCGCCAATGCGATGGCGTCATCCCATACAGCCTCAAGGTCATGGCCCAGGGCGGAGAGGATGGACTTCAGGGTGTCAGTATTGACGGCGGTAGTTGGAGCTTCGACCGCTGGGGCAGCCGCTACAGTTTCGATGTCGGTGGTGGAAGCGTTGGTTTCATCAGCCATGACAGGCTCCTTGGTTGTGAATAGCCCGGAGAGCCAGGCCTTTAAAGATTCGATAGCGCTACTGATGTTCATCAGAATGCCCTTCATGCAGAGTTGATTGCTGGATCACTCTGGACACTGCTACAGCGATGCTGAGGCCCATGTTCACGACAGCAAAGACCAGTGGATCAACTGCCCCCTGAAACACTGACCACCCTGCCGCTGCCGCATTGAGCACCGCACCGGCCACCGCCAATTGCACACTGGTCATTCGCCAGGCCTTACGCCATTCAGGGATGAGTGCCATGGTTCGTGTCCGGGGGCAGAAGTTTTTCGAGGCTTTCGGAGTAGCGCTTCCAGTCGTCACGGCTTTTCGTCACGCGGCGCAGTGCGGCCTTTGGTGGCTCTGGCTCAGGACACACCGATGGCGCAGACGTGAAACGGAAGACTGTTGTCTTGTGCTCGGCTGGTTGCGTAGGCGCTGCGTCCTGCTGTGCGCATCCGGCAAGCAACATCACCACAGCCAGTGCGCACCTCACTTTGGCCGCCCATTGAGCGTCAGCTGCTTCAAGGTGTCTGTAAGTGTGTCAACGCGGTATTCCTGCTTCTCGGTCGAGGTCTTCACCACGCCAAGGGTCACCCCGTATGCGTCGAGTGTTCGCTCGATGGAGCCGATCCTCTGGATCGTCACGGCCTGGGTCGTCTGGTAGCTGTTCAGCGCCACCTGAAGGGAGGACAGCGAGGACACCACGTAGCTGAACGCTGCCAAGGCGCCGAGCGAGATCACAGTTTGCAGGATGGGCACGACGAGCTTGAACATCGTGCTGTCGGCGATGCGCGAGACTTCGGTCATGGTGACATCCGTAATAAAAAAGCCCGATGGATCCGGGCAAAGGCGCTGAAGGAGCAGCGATGGATCTGGATGGGCCTTATGAGGCCCTGAAACGTAAAAACCCGGCGCAATGGCCGGGTTTCGATATCTGCGTGCGTCGGTGGTGAGTTGCGCACTATGGGAAAATTACCCCAAAAACCCCAACATGGCAATAGTTCATGCAGCATTTTCCGCATTTTCTGCATGAATTACGCGCCACACTGGCTCCTGAGCCTGAATATCAACCTCTTCAATGGCATCGCGAAGGAAATCCCATACCTCCTTCCAGTCACGATTCCAGACCTTTGGCTCGATGGTGATGCCATACAGCTTGAGCATCCCGTCGGCCACCCGCGCCGGCCCCCATTGCGCGCCACCATGAACCTCAGCCTTGTACGACTGCAGCGCGACGGTGATCAGGCAATGAACCTTGTGCGCTTTGGCGTCCGTCAGCACCGAGAAGTCGACTTCGTTCCAAATCACCTTCTCGGCGTTGAGCATGTGCACTGCGGTCATGCATGGGTGGTAGAGGTAGTGCCCGAACTGCTGCACCTGGAACGGCAGCGTGTCGATGGCGCGCAGCACTTTGCCGATCGTAGCCAGATGCGCGGCGCGTGCCGTTGACCTGCCAATCGGCGTGCGGCGCGTTTCCGAGATACTGATCCGCTGGCGCACTACCTGAATGCGCTCAGCCTTATCGTCACCTATGGCTGGGAACACGGCCTCTCGGCGCTTCACCCTCTCGGTCTTGATCTTGGTCGCGGTCTCCGCCTTCTCGGCCGCCACCGCGCTGATGGATGCATTGGATTCGTGCTGCGCGTCTGACCACGCTTGTCGTGCTCCGATAAGTCTCATGCAACTGCTCTCCCCTTCAGCTCTTTGGTCTTAGCCCGGTACTCGGCCGTAATGGCCTTCAATTCTTCAATCGTGTGCTTGCGCGGTTCGTGGTCTGATTCCAAGGCCTCGACCGCCTCCATCCCAATGCGGGAGACCAAGCCTTCTCTGAATCCCTGCGAGACGGTCAGCCCCTTGCGGGCGTATTTGAACGATCCTGCGTTGCAGCCCTTGCACTGAAGCCAGATGTTGGTCGGTTCCATACGCAGTTCTGGGCGGGCGCCCTTGCTGAGGAAATGGCCGGCGTCGAAAGCTCCGCCAGTCTTCCACCCCTGAGCAGCCTGCACCTCGGCCTGACTCTTTCCGCAGCTGATGCAGCCGCTGCCGATCGACAGCTCGTAAAGGCGGCGGTAGTCGCGCACGGCCTTCTCGGCTTCCTGCACGAAGTCCGAACGGGTTTTCAACTTCTCCTTGCGTTCCCGGATCTCTTTTCGCTCGATCTGCGCCAGGGCCTTGCGAGCCTTTCCTTCGTTTGCCGGCGCGATTGCCAGGCCGCACTTGTAGCTGCACACCACCTGCGTATTGGAGAAAGTAGGAACGAAACTGGTCGCGCACATAGTGTTCGCGCAGGTCTTGGCCTTTGGTGGCTTACGCTTCTGAATGCCGGAAGCCTTGATCACACACCACCCCCAAACTGCCCAGATAGCGGCTGGGCCTGACACCCAGCCTCCAGAAGAGTGATGTAGCAGGCGAGGACCTGGATGAGGGATTGAATGGTTTTCATGCGGCCTCCCAAATCAGCTTCCCGGCCATCGGTGGAACGGTTTGCAATGTGGATAGATCCAGCAGCGTGAAATGCCCGTCCGCAGTCCACCCGGCCGTATCGATGTGAATGACATTGCCGAGCAGTACGGGCGACCTGATGGGCGTGTGCCCAACCACGAGCGCACGGACGCCTTTCACCCCAGCCTTACTCTCGGCGTTGATCCGGCTGCGCGACCACTGGGCGACAGCCTGAATATGATCAAGCTCTGCTGGCCCCGCAGTCTCCAATCCCAAAAGGAAGTCCTGCCACGACTCGTAGGGGCAGTCAGCGTGAACGATTCCGATCAGGCCGTTGGCTGTTTCTACCTGCATGGCAATCGGGAGGTCGGAGAACATCGCCGAGTAGTTTTGCTGCTCGTCCCAGTTCATTGCGAGGAACCAAGCACCGCCGTTGGCAAAGTGCATGCCTGCATCGGATGCCCGATGGGCAGTGTCAATCGCCATCTGTTCGTGATTGCCCCGCACCGCGTGGAACCAAGGCTTATTCAGCCAGATGAAAGATTCGGCAGACTCAGGCCCGCGATCAACCAGATCGCCAACACTGAAAAGCCGGTCAACGGATGGATCGAAGCTGACTTTCTTCAGCGCTACTTGCAACCGAGAAAAGTGCCCATGAATATCGCCAACCGCGAAGTCACGGCCGTTCGCGTTAATTTCGAAGCGCTTTACAAAACTCATCAGTACCGCCCTCCCCAGTTGTCCTTCTGCGTCAGGCGCACCTGGTGCTCGGCAGCGAACGCGGTGATCCACTCCAAAAGGCTGGCGCACTGCTTGACGGTTAGCTTTGATGTGCGCTCATAGATAACGTCGAAACCTTGGCCGTCGACTGCCGGGATCATCTGAGGCGACTCTCCTGCCTCTCTCAGCCATGCGGCTGTCAGAAGGCGCTTCCAGATCAGCACGTCCCACTTCTTGCCGGCGTGTTCGACCTGATTGGCGATATCGGTGAGAATGGCGTGGAGAGCGCGGTTCTGGTCTGAGCTGCGGTCCAGATCCTTGATCACGATCTTCTTGGGCTTCGTGAAGTCTGTACCCAGCAAGAGGCCCATCAGGCGGCTGGTGTCGTCGCGGCTGCGCATCACGATCTCAGTCATGGCGCAACTCCTTCCGTGAGTCGACCAGAGCGTCAGCCGCACACTCGCATGCGCCGATATCGTGGCTTTCCTCACGAATAGTGGTGAGCGCTTCTCGCAGCGCCTCGTTCTCGGCCTTGAGTTGGTCGATCAAGGCGAAGTCTGGCTTCTTGCCAAGAGGTGGTTTCCAAAGCTGGCCGCCGTTGTCGATGTACCCGAGTCGATCCAGCGTTGCCTTGGCTGATTCAAGCCTCTCGATGCGCTCGATCAGCTCCAGCACTGCGGCAGGGTTGGCGGCGGCGATGAAGGCTCTATCGGCATCGTCTGAGACAAGCGCGATTGATCGCCAATTTTCAACGTACGTTGTGCCGCCCTCCTTCCGTGTGGGGGCTACGTAGCTGCCGCTTGTTGACCACTTGCCAGGCGTCGCAGCCTCAGCCAGCGCCTTCAGCTTCTGAATGTCGATCATCGGAACACCTCTGAAATCTGCGGAACTACACGATGACTCTCCTTGCCCTGGCCTTGGCCGAGCATGGAGACGAGGATGATTAGGGTTAGGGCTATCCAGATTCGGTTCATGGCCGCGGCTCCTTATCGCAAAACACCTTCCAACCAATGATCACAGGCCATACCATCGAGAGGAGCCATAGGAACGCCCAATGTCTCCAGGTCCTTAAGTTCTCAGCAGCCAGGCCAATGAGAAGGCCAAACATTCCAGCGTGAATGAATCCGTATCCGAGGATCAGAGCGGTCATGGCTTCACCCTCACGCCAGCAGCTTCGATGGCCTGATGGCAATAGCGGATCGCCTGACTCCAATCAGGACTAACTCCTGACTGCTGTGGCAACTCCACCACCACCGATTCCCGCGCCGCCTGCCACACAACCCAGCGCTCGACGTGAGCCTCGTAGGTCGCAACAGTCGATTGGCGCAGCTCGGTCAGCACGTAGCGCAAGGTTTCAGGGTTCCAGGTGACGCCGGCAGGAACGGGGAATTTGGTTTCAAATTGGGTGCGGCTGGTCATCACACGCGCTCCTTGCTGAAGTCTGTCTGTGCCCGCCGCTGACTCCCGTCATGACGCACAAGCCGGTTATCCGCGCCCTTGGTCATCAGGACCATGTCGTGGTAGTTGCGAGTGAACTGGAAGCCTTCGGACTTCAGAGAGTCGATGGTCTTTTGTTGGTTGGGGGTCATTGAACCAACTCCCTTGGGACGGAGACACTCAGGCCGATCTTGTCGACGACAATGGCGCGACAGATCGCGACCGTGGCGCTATCCGAGTACATCCATGTGGTTGGTGCGTTCGGACGCAATGGACTTGCGGTCCAGTTTCCATTGCGCAGCGGGCCCGAGTTGATCCGATGCTTTTCCTGAAGCGGCCCAGCGAGTGCCCAATTTGAGGATGGTCGAAAAAGGTCATCGCACCCAGTGATGAACGCCAAGGCAACGCCATCGCCGTAGTTCGGTGGAGTGATGGACATCTCAAGGCCATCCGCCTTACCAACAGCCCAATCCAGCGCGCCGCCGGTCAGGTCTTCAGTTTTCATGTGGATTGTCTCCATCACGCACCCTCCTTTTCGGCTCGATCAATCAACGAATCAAGCCGAGACATCGACAGTGCAAGCATCTGGTCATAGTCCTCATCACTCAGGACGGGTACGCTCACGTAACGAACGCGGTGATTGGTCATGGTCACGGCCAGTTCAAGCGCTTGCCGTGCTTCGACGGGAGTGGCGAGTCGCATAGTCATCACGAAGCCCTCCGGCCGCTGCGCGCCGAGGCGCCTTCGAACACCAGACCAATGCCCCGCCCTTCTCTCAAACGATCCACGCTGCGATCACCCAGCACAGTGCCAAGCTCCTTGGCGTCGATGTTGGAGATCACGATGGTGGGCAGCTGCTCCTCGTACCGGCCGTTGATGACAGCGAACAGGGTGGCCAGCTCGAACTCTGTCGGCTTGGTGGCTCCCACCTCGTCGATGATGAGCAGCGAGGGCTCGACGAAGCTGGCGAAGGCTTCGGCCTCGGTGTATTCGGCCTTGTCGCCGTAGCTGCCCTTCACGAACTGCAGGATGCCGCCTACGGTGCGGTACACCGCTGTCGCCTTGTGATTCACGATTACGAACCCGGCGATGGCCGTGGCGAGGTGCGTCTTGCCAGTGCCGGGCGTGCCGGTCATGACGATGCAGCGACCGTCTTCCATGTGCTGCGGGAAGTTCTCGGCGTACTCGACACACTTCGCGAGATTGGCCTTCTGATCGGAAGTGTCGGCACGGAAGTCGGCGAAGTTCTTGCCGAGAAAGCGCCGAGGGATCAGTGATGCGCCCAGCTTGCGTTCCAAGCGCTGTTCGGCAATCCGGGCGTACATCGCACGCTGTTCTTCCTGATCGTCGCGCAGACGCTGTTCGGCGGCGCACGTCGGGCATCCGGAAGCGGTCTCGGCGTTCTTGCGGATCAGTGCCGCGTACGCACCGTGGGTTTTGCAAACAGCGGCCTGCTTGGCGAGCACACCGAAACGGCGCTCCAGGTCGTTCACTTCGAGGTCGAGTTCTGGCGATTCAGAAGTCATAGGTGCCATCCCCGCGAGCGGTCAGCCCGGCCTTGTAATCGCGTTGGTCGAAGCCGGTGTGTCGGCTGCTCGGCAGATGGTGGACGTTGCTCGGCGTCTGAACCTCATCCTCCCAGCGCTTGCCGTTGAGCCAAGTTGCCGGGTGCGGGATGAACTGGCCGTTGTCCTTGGTCCAGTCGCGGGAAACGACCTGCTTGGACAGGCCCTGTGTGATCAGGGTGAACTGCTCGTCAGTGACCTTGAGTTTCGCCCATGCCTTCTGCGCCGCTGCCTTACCCTTCTTGTTCGGGTAGAGCGCCCAGAACTTTGGGAACAGGTCGGCCGCCGGCGCTGGCGCCGAAGTCTTTTGATCTTCTAATGGTTTATGGTTAGTGGTTTGTGGTTCTTGGTTAGGTGCCGGTTCGTGCACGACTGGTACACGGTTCGTGCTGTTTGAGGCACGCTTCGTGCGCTTGTCTGCTTCGCGCTTTTCTGCAATCTCTTTATTTTTCAATGCAGTAGCGTGATAAGCGGCGATTTCGTCCCGAATGCGGGCCTGAATGTAGACACCGTCAATGAAGTCGAAGAACTTGCGCAAAACGAACTCAATAGCAGCGATTTCGTCGTTGTTTTTTGCCCAGCACCAGTCAATTGCCTCCTCTAAAGTGGGGAAGCGTTCACGGTCGTAGCACGCATCGAGCAAGAGCGTGTACGCACCATGCTCGAGCATGGAAAGCCGTCCGGCCTTCTTGTGGTAATCACCAATGTTTCGCTTGAAGTAATGCATCATGCGGCCTCCTTTTGATGCTTCAGGACCGCATTGGCGAGACGTTTCTTCGCGTTATTCACAGCGTTACGTGCGACATCCTTAGCCTTGAACTGGTCGAAGCAGAAGACTTCTAGCTGCTCGTACATAGGGTTGTTGCGTGTTACCCGCTCGTGGTCGTTGAAGGTCTTGTCGTACAGGGCCATACGGTCAAGCAGGTCATACTTGGCAGAGCGCAAGGCATTGAGAGCCTTGGTGTATTCAATGGCGCGCAGGCCGACGGTCTCTAGCGAACTCATTGGGACGCCTCCTCTGAGAACTTGGCGTAGAAGAACTGCTGATCCCATGTTTTCTTCATGGTCAGGCGCAGATCCAGGTAGAGGTCGTGCAGCCTGCGAGCACCGGTCTCCAGCATTTGCAGGTCATAACGGATGAGAGGCTTGTCGAAGCCCTCGCCGTCGATCTTGCGCGGGCGTTCCGTCAGCAAGAGCTGGCTGCGAGCCTTGGAGGTGGTGCGGTATTTAGGGCTACGGTCAGGTTCGCTCTCGGCGTTGTAGATCCAGCCCAGCTCTAGGAGGGTCGCGTTGATCTTCTGTGCGTTAACGCCGTTCAGGCGCTTCACGAACTGGCTCGGGGTTTCGCCGGCCATGAACAGATGCTCAAGGCTTTCGATCTTCTTGGCCTGTTGGTCATTCGCAATCTGGAGAACAGCTGTTTGCTCGATCTGGTCGGCATACAGGCGCAGAGTTTCGGCGTAGGAAGGGAGTGCGATGGCTTGACGGGCGTCGACCTCATTCAGCTTTGAGACGACCTTGCGGCGGACAGACTTAGACTCTCGCATCAGCACATACATGCACTGATCCTTCGTCAGTTCCAATTCAGTCGACTCGGTATTGTTCAAATTTTGCACTACAAAAGTTTTGTAGTGCTCCCCTTCTAGCTCGTCCTTGCAGCGAGCGACGAAGACATTGCGCCTAACCTCGCTCTCGCCGAACTCAGAACGGGCTTGGTTTACCAGCGCCAAAAGCTCAATGGTGTTCATGCGCGCCACGAAATCGTTGATCCCATTTCGTGGCGCGAGGTTCTGGGTATTGCCTAATTGTTGGATTTGCATATAATCGGTCTCACTTGTTGTGTTGAAAGAGCCGGGCTGCAATCCCGGCTTTTTTTCGTCTGGAAGAAAGCTAATGCCCCTTCCTGTTTCACAATTAGCCCCGGTCGAGGGCCTTTTTGTGGTCTACCAAGGCAAGCCTTGCTGGCGGTTTTCGCATCAGCTCTAGCTGACGTTGAATCGCCAGGGACTCGCCCGCTTCGATATAGCGACGCACTGCGTATTCGAGGGTCCAGTTGAAGTCGGCGGCTAACTGCCGAATTTCTATTTGGGCCCCTTCATCCAGTTCGTCGAAGACGATTTCAGGCATGGGGACTCCTGTAGGCCTCTAGGCCGACTTATCCTGCGCATCCATTTCTTCCATACGGCGGATCAGATCGGCTGCACCCAACCGACGAGCAAGAAGGGTCAATTCCCGCATATAGGTTGCGAGTTGCTTGCCTGCTAAGCGTGCGTCCATGCGGAACTGACGCATCTCCTCGGGCTTGTACCGAAGCTTGCAGACCTCGCTTCGTTTGTGGTGCTCGTCGTAATACATGTATTGCTCCTTGTGGCTAATAAAGTGGGTTTTAGGCTGCTGACTTTTTGAGCGATTGACTCGGGAATGGCCGAACCTCTTCGGCGGTATATGTGCCGTCGGCATGGCGCGTGACATAAACGTCTCGGCCAACACGAATCGCCTTGCTCAGGCCGCCCTGGGTCATTCCGAGCAGGATCGCCGCTTCGGTTTGCCCGAGCTGATTTGCGAAATCCTTGATATGGACTCGATTCATGGTCCTCTCCCATGGGTTGTTCATGGCGTGAATATTACCTTTGGCATTTGTGAAAGTAAATACCAATGGCGTTTGATGGATATTACCGATGGAAATAAGATTTGCGGATGAGTAAAAAACCACTACCCGCCGACAAGAAAGCCGAATGCCTCCGACTCAAGGAGCTGTTCAACTCGCGAAAAAACGAATTGGGGCTTACCCAGGAGAAGCTGGCCCATCAACTCAACATGAATCAGAGCTCCGTTAGTCACTACCTGAACGGAGTGAATCCCCTCAACACATCGGTCGCGGCAGCATTTGCGAAGATATTGGGCGTGGATGTGGCGGAATTTAGTCCTCGGCTAGCAGCCGAGATCACTGCGATAAGCAACGCGGTTGCCGCTGCTGACCGCTATTTTCGGCCTCCTAGTGAAGAGGATTACGCGCTGATACCCCAATTCACAGCTCAGGGCGCTTGCGGTGATGGCTACCTGAATGATCACGTAGAGGTAACCGAAGGCCTGGTATTCAAGCGCGACTGGCTGCGAAGAATGAATGCCAAGCCCGAGAATCTCTTCGTGATCTATGCGACCGGCGACAGCATGGAGCCCTATATCTTTGAGGGGGATGTCGTGCTGTTTGATGTGTCGCAGACCGAGCCGCGAGATAAGCAGGTGTACGTGATCAGGCGGCCGGATGGAGGAACCAGCATAAAACGCCTGATTCAACAGCTCACAGGAGCGTGGCTGATAAGGAGCGATAGCCCTGATAAGACGGGCAACCCTGACGAGGTCGCTTCAGAAACGTCCATCCACGCAATGCCCATAATTGGCCGCGTCATATGGCGTGGTGGGGGCGTTGGCTGAACTCAGATAGGGTGTGAGGAATTATGGAATATAAGGCAAGCACTCAGGACTGGGCTGGTATCGACGTAGTCACTCATTTCAAATTCTTCGCCACAATGCAGCTCCGGACGCCCTTTCATGTTCTTGACAGACACAACGAGACTCACTGGGACAGGTCGTCCAAGCCCCCGATATTTTTCCGAGAGCCTTGGCAGGGAATCTGGGTGCCGCAGACTAGCTTTTCGGATCGCATGGCTTTGACGTCAATGATGGCGTCAGAGGTAGGCCCAGTACTGACAAGTGGCAGTGATTTCCATCGATTTCTTCTAACGATCCGCTGGCTTGCGGAGAACACGCTAGGGCCGGCCAAGCGATGTGCTGCAATCCGTGCTGAGTGTGATAAAGACGTATGGTCTGAATTTGTGGCGCGCTTGGGTGGCTCTAGGAACGTGAGCGATAGGTTCGACGGCCGCGTGAAAAAGAGGTGAGATGACGTCCATAGACCCGTTGCCCGGCTCTATCTGTACGAATGAATAAAAGACCTGCCTGTGCAGGTTTTTTTTCGCCTGATGAAAATAATATTGCCAACGGTATTGACGTTTAATAATGCCATTAGTATTGTTCACCCATCGAAACGAATCAGCCCCTACCAAGGGCCTCACGGATCGGTAGCTCTTTAAAAATCTGATGAACGCCGAGCTGGCCGATGCATAGCCAGCGGACGTACCGCGCAACGGTACGCAGCGATTCGACCTAATGTCGGCGCTGGGCATAGGAGACCTCATTCGGAGGGCGTGGCTGGAGAGGCTGCGTGGTGACAAGTACGCGTTTGGCTTTGGGGCCTTGACCCCGTGTCGCGCTGAAAGACATCGACGGGAAAGCGACCGTTGGCCTATGCAAGGAAAGAGATTGCCGGCCCGCCGAGCGTGGGCCGGATGCTCTCCAGGTGGCCCTACCCCTAGGACCACCCGTAAAGCATGAAGAAATGCTTATCGGCGCTTACCAGAACCAGGTGCGCCACCACTGACAAAGTGGACTTTGGAGAAAGGGGTCGAATGATCTGGACCTGATGGCAAATAGGTTTCGTCAAGATCTTTGGCGCAGGCTCTGCACATGCTCGGCTTGTTTAGCCAGTGTGAATGGACTGCAAATTTAGCATTGCATCGCCAGCAGACCTTCTTAATCCACTCACCTTCCGACTTCCTGGGTGGTGCAGATAGCTTAGGAAGCTTTGGCGCTTTCAGGGAGGCGTTTTTGTTCGACGTCTTCTTCGTTTCTTTGATTGCGGCCTTGGCGGCTTTTCGATTCAGCTTTTTTTTGCTGGTGTCGCGAGCAATTTCGCGCAGCTCAAAGATCTTGTTGAGCAGTGCGAACTCATTCCTCAGCTCAATAGTTAAAGCATCCTCGTCGGATTTTGGCTTCGGGTGCTTCGACTCTTTCAGTTCCATGGCATCAGCCTTTGAGTTCGCAGTTTCTGAGATTAGCAGTGCGAGCAACAAACAGTCGACCCATGCCAGCTCTGGAACTGGCCGTGAACTCCATATGAGGTCACGCGAAACCACGCAGACAAACCGGCAAAGCATCGGACACGAAATGTGCTGACGCTGGTGAGAGATGACTCGCAATTAGCGTGGTGGAGATAGCCGAAAGGCAGCCAAGGAAACCGTGGCGGATAACGGAACCGGGATAGACCGAGAGATTCACTGAAGCACCTGGGCGACCGGGTGCTTTGGGAATCCACTGGAGATAACCGAAATGACAACACCCGAAACTTTCGTCGGCCAAGCCGTTGCGTGTTTAGTATCTGGTTACGGTACCGCCGGACTGGTTCTTTTGGCGGTGCTAATTGGAGAACTGTGGCGTCATTCTTGGGCGTGGATTGACGACAGCGAGCCTGGTCGAAATCCAGTACTGGACAGGCTGGCTAAGTTGCGTGGATGGGCCCCCGAGGAAGGTGGTCGCTGGATCGACAAAAAAGGTGATAGGAAATACGGCGCTCTGTTTCTGCCTTGCACAATCGCATTTGCCTCGCCTCTTTCTATCTTCTTGGGTATCAAGCTCTACCCATTTCTTTTGGCTGCTATTTGCTTGTTCCTGATCGCATACGTCGCAAGATTTGCACGCCGTCACAAGAAGCTTTTTGACAAGCACTTGAAAGATCCTAAGGCCCACCAGTAACCATCTTCCTGCGCTTTCACAGAGAGCGCAGTGGGATGCGGACGAAAACTGCGGCCTATAACCGCCCACCTGCCTCACCTGCAACACGCAGATGCAGCGCAAGCAGCGCACAACTGGAAGTGCTCATCTCGACTGGCTTAGGCCGGAGTAGCACCAGCGGCGGCCGGGTAATGCCGAGCCGAAACAATGAGCGTCGGGGTAGCGCCTGACCATCTGCACCCCATTCAACAGAGAGTGATTTGAGAGACGGTAGAGCAGTGTTAACCCTAAAGCGATCGTTCGCGACGGTGCCAGGGGTTGCGTAGGAGTCTGTGAACGAATGGAGGACTGCAGGCCTCCTGACAAGTATCTGGCTCTGAGGCTTAGCTCGCCAACCGAGGAGGTTGGAGGTCGCCCGTCGTGGGCCTGTCTCTCAAATCACTTTCAACAGGTAGCCACTGCCTTCCCAGTGAGCGAGCAATAGGAGGTTGCGATGAGTGAGTTTAAGGGTACTCCAGGGCCGTGGGAGTTAGCACAGACGTTGAATGGTCTTGTCATTCGGCCTTCATACGATGGCGATTCGGTATGCCGAGTTCACACTTTGCGACTGGATCGCGATCATCAAGCCAACGCCAAGCTGATCGCCGCCGCGCCAGACCTGCTCAAAGCTCTTGAGCGCATCGCCCGCGATCATGACTGCGGTTGCGTGCCATGCACTGGCGCATGCGTCAGCGAGGCATCACTGCGAATCACAGTTGAAGAAATTCGCGAACTCGCCCGCGAGACAATTTCCAAAGCCACCGCGTAACACCCCGCACCACCACTTCCCCCTCCGAACACACCCGCATGCAACTACTCCGCTGCCACTTGGCCGTTCGCGTTCTTGTGGTTGCAGCTGAGTGTGTTTGGTCAATCAGCAAGGAGATTGAGATGAGCAGAGACAAGGACGAAGGCGGTGATGCTTTTCCATCATCCCGCCAGCGAGGGATGACTCTCCGCGACTACTTCGCAGCTAAGGCGCTGCAAGGAATGATCTCGACCTCGGGACATCCGGCTTTGCTTGGACTTGATGGCTGCGAGCTCGACACCGCCAAGGCTGCTTACAAGATGGCTGACGCCATGCTGGCCGCTCGCAACAAATAACCCTATCCCCTGACCGCATTGGCGGGCGCCAGGCCAGTCGTCGTTGGCTGGGTTGGTCACCCGCGCCTGACGCCCGGCCAATGCGGTCTATCAGCTCGCCTACGGAGGCGAATATGGCTTACGCACTACGCAACTACGACGATTGGAAAACGACGCCTCCGGTGGTGGATGACAGCCACGAACGGGTGATTGAAGAATGGGTAGCTAACTCGATTGAGCAGCTGATCCACGGCAACGATGTGAAGTTCAAGCGCCGGATGCATGCCCCGCAGGCGGTAACGCAAGCGGATTTCAGGCGCGCCGTGGACATGCACGTCAACAACCGCCTCGCCGATCACGTCATCCAGTGTGACGCGCTTGGTGAATCAGTTTTGCTTGGCCTGGCGGGCGCGCCCACCAAATCAGTAGCCGAGGTGCTGATCGGTTACAGCGACCACCCATTTGGTATGCGCGGAGAGATTGCCGAGAAGCTTCTGAGACCACTGGCCTCTGATGCCTTGATTGCTCAAGCCGAGGATGACGAGCTATGAGAAGCCCTCACGTTCTCATCGGTCGATACCTGGATGACCTTGCGGCCGGTGACTGCTCTCGATACTTCGAGTTCTTGGTCGAAAAATGCATCCTCGATCACTTTAATTCCAAAACCATCAACCCTGAAGAATTCGCCTACTACTGTGAGCGCTTCAGGCGCTTGGCTGGGCGTGAAGCGAGGATAGCGGCATGAACACAACGCCACTTGTTCCATCCCTAATAGACGAGCAGCTTGCCGATATCGAACGCAGCCTTGCTGTGATCGGCGCCGGCCTTCCGCGTGAACTCCCGGTCGCTCACTTGCCGCCGAAGCTGGTGGCAGCGATCAAGGCTGGGCGGCTCAGCGTGAGGCCAAGGCCATGACCATGATCTGCGGAAACTGCAATCAGTTCGGCATTCGCTGGGTGGGACCTTTCGGCAATCTGACTGGCACAGAATGCCCGCACTGCGGCGGCACGAATTGCCAAATTGAGCCCCAGCCGGATGATCACTGCTCAGAATGCGGCGATACCGACTGCAACGGGCAATGCGCAGGTGACGACATGATGGGCTGCTCGTCGTGACCCGCTACCAGCAAGCCAAGCGTTGGGCCTTCTGGCGCGGCTCCTTCCTCACCCTTCTGATTTGCACCGCCTGGATGATCGCCAGCGCCTACGCCCCGAACTGATTCAACCCTTACCCCATTCAATCGCAGCGCCCCGGTACCGGCATGGCGCAAGGAGCTACCGTGTCTGCAACTCAACAAGTCATCACCATCGACGACATCAGCGCCGAGAACGCGCCGACCATTTACGTGGCTGGCGGCCTGAACCAGTTCCTCGAAGCTGTGAAGGCCGAAGTAACCGGCGAGGTGCCCGACCTTGCCACCCGTAAGGGCCGCGAGCGCATCGCCAGCTTGGCCGCAAAGGTCAGTAAGTCGAAGACTGCGGTAGAGAAGCCAGGCCGCGACTACCTGCGCCGCTTGAAGGAGATGCCGAAGGTGGTGGAGGCCGAGTTACGCGAGTTCGTCACCGAAATGGACGCGCTGCGTGATCAGGTGCGCCAGCCGCTGACCGAATGGCAGGATGCCGAGGATGCGCGGGTTGAGCGCCACAATTCATTGATTCGCCACATTGAAGACTGCGGTCTTGGGCTGATCGGTGGCCAGCCACAGCCGTTCGCCCTTCTCTTCCGCGAGCTTGAAGAAAAGGTCATCGTCGACGAAAGGTTTGAAGAGTTTGAAGCCGAAGCCCATCGCGCCAAAGCAACAGCGCTTGCAAAGCTCAAGGCTTCCTTCGATGAGCATCAAAAGCGCGAAGCGGAACAAGCCGAACTGGCCCGACACCGCGCGGAAGCTGAAGCGCGTGCACAGCAAGAGCGCGACGCCGCCATTGCCCGCGCCGCTGCCGAGAAAGCCCAGCAGGAAGCCGCAGCCGCCGCGCAGGCTGAGCGTGACGCCGCAGCACGCCGTGAACAGGAACTGAAAGACCAGGCCGCCGCCCAGCAGCGCGCCGCCGATCAAGCAGCCCGCGAAGCAGAGGCCGCCGCCGCACAGCAGGCGCTGCAACTGAAGCTTGCCGCTGAACAGGCCGAACGCATCGCCGCCCAGGCCGAAGCCAATCGACTCGTAGCCATCCAGCAGGCCGAGCAAGACCGCATTGCCGCCGAGAAACGTCAGGCCGAAGCGGTTGAGCAGGCCCGATTGTCAGAGATTGCTCGTCAGGAAGCCGAAGCGGCAGAGGCAGCGCGCCAGCAGGCAGCCCGCGAAGCCGACAAGGCTCACAAAGGCGCCATCTACAAGACTGCCAAAGAGGCATTCATGGAAAACGGCATGAACGAAGAATGCGCCCGTCTGGCCGTGAAGCTGATCGCCAGCGGATTCATCCCTGCCGTATCAATCAAATACTGAGGTCGCTATGTCTACCGAAATCATCATGCCGGAGCGGCGCCGCCAAGTGGTTGCGCCGATCTCCAGCGAAACAAACATCATGGCGGTCATCAGTCGAGCCGCCGCCGATCCAGCCTGCGACATCGACAAGCTTGAGCGTCTGATGGCCATGCATGAGCGCATGCAGGCCCGCGATGCACAGGCTGAGTTCAACGCAGCCATGGCGGCAATGCAGAGCGACATTCCCAGCATTGCGGAGCGCGGTGCCATCGTAGTCAACGGCCAAAAGCGCAGCGACTACGCAACCTTCGAAGATATCAACGACGTGATCAAGCCGATTATGCAGAGGCACGGTTTCGCGATCACCTTCAAGGTGGAGAATGTGGCCGCGGGCTTGAGCGTCACCGGCATTCTGATGCACCGGGCCGGCCACCGGGAAAGCACAACCATGTTGCTACCGCTCGACACCAGCGGCAGCAAGAACGCCGTCCAGGCTGTCGGATCATCTACCAGCTACGGCAAACGCTACGTGATGTCCGCCCTGCTTAACCTCACCACTCGCGGCGAGGATGACGACGGTCACGCAGCTGTGCCTACGGCAAACATCACAGCAGTTCAGGCGACCGGCATCAGCGCGCTGCTCGCCCGTTGCTCTGAGAAAACCAACGACTGGTTTGTAGGCGAATACGGCTCTGTTGAATGCGTGCCCAAGGCTCGCCACGACATCCTCACCGCTCAGCTCAATAAAGCCATCAAGGCTGCGGAGGCTGCTCATGCAAATAGTGACTGACATCAAGCAAGGCTCGCCGGAATGGCTGGCCTTGCGTCTGGGCATCGCGACAGCCTCTGAGCTGGACTGCCTTTTGGTCGCCGGCAAGGGGCCTGCTGGTTTTGGCGTTGCTGCCTACACCTACATGGACCAGTTAATCGGTGAGCGAATCACTGAAGAAGCTGCCGAAATTCCATTTCAGACGAAGGCCACGATACGCGGACACGAATTGGAAGTTGTGGCGCGCGGCCTGTACGAAGATCGTGAAGGGGTATCGACCCGTCAAGTCGGCATCATCCTGAACCACGGCATTGGGTACTCACCGGATGCCTTGGTCGGGGCCGATGGCCTGACCGAGATTAAGACGAAGCTGCCGAAATTTCAGGTCGGCGTGATTCTGGCTGACGAGGTTCCGAAAGAGCACATCCCGCAGTGCCAGGGTGGGCTCTGGGTTTCGGAGCGTGAATGGATCGACTTCATCAGTTACTGGCCTGGCATGCCGCTGTTCGTGAAGCGGATGTACCGCGACGAAGTGATGATTCGAAAGATCTCCGAGCGCGTGAAGACGTTCTACGAAATCCTCGATGAGCGGATGAATCAGGTATTGGGGATTGCAGCATGATCAGCCTCGAACTCAGCATGGTCCAACACAATCAGGCCGAGTCGGCCCGGCTCGCGGCCGCGATGAGCGACTATCTGGCACGCGGCGGCGTCGTCCAGCAATTGGAAGTGACCCGCTTCGCGCCGCAGCCATTTGGCAATCAAATCATCGCTCCCAGCGCCAAGGTCAGCAAGGCAGTCCATATCCAGAAGTCCGATAAGGCTGCGCAATTCGAGCGCGACATAGCGGAGAAGTTGAGGGCCTATATCGACCTCGGGGTCGCGGCGGCGTCGAAAGACTTGGGCCTGGGTACGAAGCGGCTCAACTACATCGCGGCCAACTACGGCATCGTCTTCCGTAGCCATGGGCACAGCAGCTGTCTGGCCGCGAAGCGCGAGCGCGAAGCGGCGCTGGTACCTGACGTGAAAAAGGCTTTCGCCGAGGGCGCCACACAGCAGGATGTCATCCGCAAGTTCGATATCACGAAGGACCGCCTGCGGCGCATGGCAAAGCTTCACGGCTTCCAGCTTCCCGGCTTTGTTGACGAGGCCGCAGATCGCAAGCTCATTGAGCGCATCTTGCCCATTCGGGATCTGGGTCTTTCCCGCAAGACTTGCGCGAAGCATCTGGGTATTGCCGAAAAGAAACTTGACCGGATCGTCGAGCAGTACGGCGTCGACTATCCCCTGCAGCGCAATTTCCGATGAAGCAAATCAACAACCAGGTGCGACAGCGCCGACGGCAGGAGCATATCCACTTGCCGCCATCGGGATTAACGGAGGCCGTTCATGGTTTTGACGCAGAAGCAGCGCGACGAGAAAGCTGCGACCAAGAGGAAGGCACTGGGCGAGGAAGAATTGAGACTGCGCGTCAGGCCCGGGACAAAACAAGCACTCGTTGAGTTAATGGCCTGGGCAGAGATCGAGGAACAAGGCGAGGCTCTGACGCTGATGATTCACCATCTTCACGGCTTAGGGCCTGATCGGGCCCTTCCTCTCCTATCTATCCCGCGCCACGAATACCGACCATCAAGAAACGTGGCGCGACTTTTCGCTGAGAAAAGCATGCTGATGATTCAGAGGGATCGGGGCGATGAAATAATCTCGCCAAGGAGCTAGCAATGGGACTTCCAGTAACCGCGCTGAGTGACGATGAGTTGATCCACTATGCAGGAATTGACGAGGACGCTCAGAAGGAAATGGCGCGTCGGTCAATTGAGTACCGAGGCACCTACTTAAGTGAAGTAACCGATCTGAAAAAGGAGGTCGAAGAGCTAAGGGAGCAAATCGAAGAGCTTGAAGGTGAAAGCTCTGCAGCTGATGACCTTCAGGAATGCATTCAGCGCGTATACGACTTGCTGAAAGACTTCAAAACGATGGATACCGGCGAAGCGTTTGAGGCAATCCAGTCGGCACTTGACGAGATATCAGATTTCGCAAGATGACCCCGGCCCTCCGGTCACCACGTATAGCCCACCACCAACCTATTCGCCACCGAACTTTCGGAGGCTTGATTCTGATCGAGGAAATCAGATGAAACCTGAAATGATCACTTTGAAAGTCGGTGAAGCGACCATCAAGCTTCCAGCATCAACCATTGCGGGCCTGGCGCTCGCCAGCGTCATCGCGCAGATCTCGCCGCAGCCGGCTCAGCCAGCAATGAATGCCGCTTTCGCAGCGCCTGCCGTGGGTGAAATCTGGCCCGGCCAGGGCGGCATCAACGGTGGGTTCGTGGCTGAGCGTGGCAGCGTGCCTGCGCACTACCTGATCTTCGCGACCAAGGATGTTGGCTGTCATGAGTGGGGCGGGCGCGGTATTGAAGTAGAGGGTCTCAGCAAGACTGATGGTCTCGCCAATACTGAGATTCTGATCGGCAACGAAAGTGAAGCCAAATACCCGGCCGCCAATGCATGCGCTGAATACCAGGCTGACGACCACCATGATTTCTATTTGCCGGCAGCCGCTGAGCTTTACCTGGGCTGGCTGAACTGCCCTGAGGTGTTCGCTAAAGACGCCTATTACTGGTCGAGTTCGCAGCGCTCCGCCTACTTCGCATTCTACGTGTACTTCGGTGATGGCATTCAGCTCATCACCGGCAAGGGCCTCGAGCTCCGCGTCCGCCCCGTCCGCAGCGTGCTCATTGATTAATTCGCTCATTTAATCCGGCCGCTTGCGGCCGGTTGCCCTTCAAGGAGAAATTGCCGCATGGCAATGCACACGGAACTGCAGATTCACAAGGTCGCCTTTGACCTTCTCAGCTTGGCCACAGACCTGACCCGCAATATCCCTCGGGATTTCAAAGTCAGCCTTGGCGCAAAGGTTCGTGATGAATGCATCGAGATCATGGTGCTGATCGCTCGTGCCAACGCAGCAAAGGACAAGATTCTTCATCTTGGTACGCTCGTTGAGCGGATTCATGTGATCGAATTCTTGCTCAGGCTCTTCAAGGAAAAACGCTTCATCAGTATTCCGCAGCACGCTAAAGCCATTGAGCTGACTGCGTCTATCGGGAAACAGGCCAACGCCTGGAAAAGACACTCCGCCGCGCCCGCTACCTGAGAGTCAAGGCTCTCTGGTCTGTGCGATTTGAATCTGGTCGTGCCGCTGACTTGATAGGTCACCGCCATGCGCATCAGAGATACCGCCGGTCTAAAGCGTCCGTGTAGGTCTCGCGCAGTTTCCCCGATGAGCAATCGCCGGGGCGACGTAGATAGCACGACAGGTCGCAGCGCTCCGCCAACAACGCATTCAACATGAACTTCGATGACCCAACCTGAAGAGACTGCCCATCATGAGAAAACTCCATGGCGGCTGCGGCACGCTGACCTATGCACGCTGGAAGTCGATGATGCAGCGCTGCAATACGCCGAGCTGCGGAAACTACAAGTATTACGGTGCGCTCGGTGTAACTGTCTGCGATCACTGGCACGACTTCCCGAACTTCCGTGATGACATGGGCGAATGTCCTGACCGCTCGATGACCCTGGACCGCATCGAGAATGCCAAGGGTTACGAGCCTGGCAACTGCCGATGGATCACCCAGGCCGAACAGAACAAGAACCGCACCCACTGCGTAATGCTTGAGCACGATGGTGTAACGAAGAACGTTGCCGACTGGGCTGCAGATATTGGCATGACTGCCAACGCATTGAGCATGCGCCTGAGACTTGGCTGGAGCGTCGAGAAGGCATTGACCACTCCGCTCAAGTCAAGCCCGAAGCCAAAGAAGGCGGCATAACAGCTATTTTGGTCTACTCACTCAAGCAAGCCACAGCCAGAAAGACCGTGCCTCGCTGGCGAATTTACTTCTTCAGCGTGGATTCGTGGTCAACGGTGACCTGACCAAAACCTACCGCAAGCGTTAACCCTACTCCCACGAATCACGCCACTGGCGAGGATCAGCAATGTCTCCCTACAAAATGTCCGGGACGACGGTCGTCAGCTTCTCTGGCGGCCGGACCAGCGCCTATATGCTGCGCCAGGTGCTCGACAACAACACCGATCTGGGCGACCTGATCGTAACTTTCGCCAACACCGGCAAGGAACACCCGGCGACCCTGGACTTCGTTCAGGAATGCTCGGTCCGCTGGGGCGTGCCGATTGTCTGGCTTGAGTTCCGGGACGATGATCGTGGCTTCGCCATCGTCGACTACAAGACAGCCAGTCGCGATGGCGAGCCATTCGAAGCGCTGATCAGAAAACGCAGTTACCTGCCGAACCCGGTTACCCGCTTCTGCACCATCGACCTAAAGATCCGTGTGATTCACAAATACCTGAGGATGGTTGGGTGCTCGACGGAGGAAACGCCGGTGGACATGATGACCGGCATCCGCGCTGACGAGCCACGACGAGTGGCGAAGATCAGGCACAGAAAAACCACCAGCGAGAGCAAGCACGCCACCATGGTGATGCCACTGGCAGATGCCGGGGTCGGCGTCCAGGACGTGACTGAATTCTGGGCGGCCCAGCCCTTCGACCTGATGCTGCCGACCATCAATGGACGAACGCTCGAAGGGAACTGCGACCTGTGCTTCTTGAAGGGCGCGTACCAGGTCTATTCGATCATCGCCGGCGACCGGGGCTCGCCAGTCCGCAAGGCTGAGTGGTGGGCGCGCATGGAGCGCACTGCCGTTTCCAGCAGCGGCATAACCGGGAACGGCGCCCTTTTCCGCTTCGACCGTCCGAGCTATCAGGAGATGCTTGATTACTCGGAAATCCAGCTAGATATGTTCGCCGATCATGACGAAGCAATTGCGTGCTTCTGCGGTGACTGACCAACCCCAAAGTAACCTCCAGAGGTTACATATCGAAAAGTAACCTGTTCGGGTTACAGGGATATCCAAATGTCTGAGCCAGTTCAACAAGTCCGAGCATCCGTGCTGCTGGGCAGGGACGGTTATCACCGAGTCAGCCTCCACCGTATTCCCCAGATTCATCTGACCCCGGCCCAAGCACAAACCATCGCACGTGAAATCCACCAATACGCCATTGATGCCATGCGGGCTGATGGTGAGCGAGATATTCAGGAGGGGTTATGAGTCAGGAATTTGTGAGCGTACCGCGCGAGTGGCTTACGCAGGTCTCGTTGATGCAGATGTCACATGAGGAACTGCAGGATCAGGCGGTTGAGTTCTTGTGCGAGCCGTGCGACGAGCCTGTGCCGCCTGCTGGCGGGGATATTCAGTTGCCTCGACCAGTTATGAAGCTTGAAGCTGAAAAGCTTTTGGTTAGAGATGGCGAATACGCGGTCAGCTTCGAACGACCAGGCTGGCTGCAACAGTGCAGAGAAAAAGGTGGGACATTCCCGCTGCTTCCGCTCGACGAGATCAAGCCGATAATCGAAAGGCTACAGGCCGAGAACGCAGCCCTGCAGGATCGCCTGACCGTGGCGGATGAGCAAGTAGACATCTTGTCTGGCGGCCTGCGATTGATGACGTCATTCGGCTCAGGAACGAACATCGCCGGAGTGAAGACAGTGGCCAAGCAAACGCTTAACCGATCGGGCGCCGTCGCATTCAAAGCTGATACGCCCACGCCGCAATAACCCCACTCCCCTATCCCAATTTGCCTGCTGCGTATGCGGCGAGGACGAAGTCATGCCTGAAGAAAATCAGAAGATCACTCAATTGCCGGTAGAGCGAGACGAGTACGGCCAATGGACTCACCCAGCGTGGCCGGATGACGGTGAAGAGAGTCAGCTTCCCTACAGCTGGTTTGCCGAGCACGATCTCGAGTTCGGCATCGTTGAAATGGAAAACGATGGTGCGGAAGAATTGGTCGCGTCATGGTTTGGCGCTGGGGAAACCGACTGCACACCGTGGCAGCCTACTAAACCGGCTGGCGAAGGCTGGTTTATCTTCTCAATCCATGACACTGAGGAGGGCCCGATCTGTGTATGGGTACGCCCTCTGGTGACGCCATGATCGCGATCAAAGAACGGCCGATTCTGTTTTCAGCGCCGATGGTGCGCGCCATCCTGGAAGGTCGGAAGACTGTCACCCGGCGGCCGGTTAAAGGTTCTGGGCTGAAGTGGCTGGAAGATTTCACGCCGGAGTACGTCGCCAATCCAGAGAATGGACTGTGCCCCTTCGGCCAACCCGGCGACCGGCTCTGGGTTCGAGAGAGCCTCGGCTACGACTGCGAATACGGCCACTACTTCGCAGCCGGCGGCGCGCACGGCGGGACGGTTTATCTATGCTCTCTGTTCGACGATGAGGAGGCTCAAACCGGCCCCAGCTACGACGGCCTGCTGCCCGAGCGCTCAGTGCCAAGTATCCACCTGCATCGCCGCTACAGCCGCGCCCTGCTGGAGATCAACGACCGGCGGATCGAGCGCCTGCAGGACATCAGCGAAGAGCAGGCAGAAGCTGAAGGTGTTGGCTTTCTGCGTGCGGCTCCCGACTTCGACGAAAAACTGACCGCGAAACAGCTTTTCGAAATCCTCTGGGATCACATAAACGGCGAAGGCGCATGGGCAGCCAACCCATGGGTCTGGGTCGTCGAGTTCAAGCGGGTGACGCCATGACCCGCCTCGTCTACTTCCCCGCCCAGTACGGTAACCCTGCCCGCTGGGTTGAATGCACCGTCGATGACTTCGGCGTGTGGCGCTGCAATGGGATGTACATGGCCGCGCCAGCATCGGATCGCGTTAAGGAGGCGGCATGACCTGGATCTCTGATGAAGAGTACATGAAGATCATGGAAGACGCTGATAACGCCATGACCCAATGGTGCCTTGATCAGCAGGCGAAGAACGAGCCCCTGCTGGCCATGGTCAAGGAACTAGTCGGCCTTGAGGTTTTCGCCCAAGTCGAGGACGAGATTGTCTCCGCTGAAAACACCTATGACTATGAGATCGTGAACGAGCCAGCAGGCCATCCGCAGGACAACGGATTCGCGCTTGGAGACGTGTATGTCGATCAGTCGTGCGGCATGTCCGGGGATGACTTCTCTGGAACTGTAGCCCTTCCCCTGCCAGATGGCCGCTACTTCCAATTCAGCTTCAACTGCTAACCCCCTTCTCCATCTATCCACATGCCTGCCGGTGTACGGCGGGCGGGAGCATTGCGTCCATGAAAGCACTTTCCATTCGCCAGCCCTGGGCCTGGCTGATCGTCCACGGCGGTAAGGACATCGAGAACCGCAGCTGGCACACGAAGTTGCGAGGGCGGTTCCTGGTACATGCTGCGAAAGGTATGACCAGCGCCGAATACGCCGAGGCCTGTAATTTCTGCCACCAAAATTGCCTGCCTCAACCGCCGTGCTTCGATGATCTGCGGCGCGGCGGCATCATCGGCTCTGTCGAGCTGGTTGATAGCGTCGTTAACAGCGATTCGCCCTGGTACATGGGCGAGAAGGGTTTCGTGCTGCGCAATCCTCAGCCGCTGCCATTCACTCCGCTTAAAGGTCGGCTCAATTTTTTCGAAGTACCGCAACCACTCAACCCCGCATAGACCCCGGACGGAGGGAGCCAACATGGCAAATGCAACAGCGGCGCAGCCATCAAGCATCACGCCGCGATTCATTCGGGCGCGCGATGTGTATGGTTATCTGGGCATGTGTCGGGCCGAGTTCGACAAGACCGTCAGGCCGCACGTCCGGGAATTTCCTATTGGGAAACAGGGAATTGCCTTTGACCGAATTGAGATTGACGAGTGGGCGGATGCCTATATCCACGCCATGGCGATTGAAAAGGCCATCAATCAGGACAACAATCAGCCCCGCAGCGAGCGTCAAGCCGGGGCCGGAGGAGCAACCGAATGGCCCAAAAAGCAATCACAGGGCTCCAGAAAATGCCGAACGGCATCTGGAAGATCGATAAAAAATACCGGGGAGAACGAATTCAGGAAAGTACTGGAACTAGTGACCGGGCGGAAGCCGAGCAGTAC